CTTGCCCTTGAATTTTGGCGGCACCGAAGCACAGGCTGTGACTGTGCTGATCACAACTGGATACGTTACCAATATCTTTTATCGTTAAGCATTGCATTTGCGTGACAAATCTGTTAAACTGTACAGATGCTTGACATCCTTGCTTATCTACCTGCAAAAAAGAAACAGACGCCTAGTGGTTGGTTGAGTTTCAATGCGGTATGTTGTCAGCACAACGGTTCAACACAGGATCGACGAGGCAGAGGTGGACTCAAAGCCACTGAGCAAGGTTGGAGTTATCACTGTTTCAATTGTAGTTACACAGCCAGTTTCATATTAGGTCGTACTGTAAGTTACAAGGCTCGAAAACTCCTGGGCTGGATGAACGTTCCGGAGATGGAAATAGAGATGCTGAATCTGGAAAGTTTGCGGCATCGAAGCATCAATGGTATCTTAGAAGATCGACAACAAATGTGGAACACACTGAGCGGTGTGTCATTTGAAGAAAGAGACTTGCCACCGTTTGCCGAACTGTTGACGCCTGAACACAAATTTTATTGGGACTACGTGCGTGGCAGACATGTGCCCGAAGACTTTCCTGTCATGGTGCAGATACAAAATGACGGCATCCACTGGACAAGGTTGCATGTGGTTATTCCCTTTACTCACGACAACAAGATTGTGGGATACACCTGTAGATTTTTAGATGACCGGCAACCCAAGTTCATCAGCGACAGTCAGCCAGGCTATGTGTTCGGCATAGATTTGCAACACTCAGATTGGCAACATGTCATAGTCACAGAAGGCATATTTGATGCGCTCAGCATAGGCGGTGTGGCAGTGATGCACAACACTGTTAGTGATGCACAAGTTAGACTGATACGCAGTTTAGACAAATCAATAACTGTGGTTCCGGACCAAGATCGGGCAGGTGTTGAACTGATTGACCGTGCCGTAGAACTAGGTTGGGCAGTGAGCATACCCAACTGGCCTGCGGGCTGTAAAGATGTCAACGATGCAGTTATAAAGTTGGGTCGACTAGGTGCCTTGCTAACTATAATGCAATCGCGAGAGACCAGTAGAATCAAAATAGAACTAAGGAAAAAAGCACTTGTTAAAAGAATACGGACTTGACGTTCAACGTTTATTTTTAGAAATGATGTTGGAAGATGCACAGAGTTATGTGCGTGTGCAGAACATTTATAACCCGCAGAACTTTGACAAAAGTCTGCGAGCCGCGGCTGAGTTCATCAAAGAACATAGTGACAAACACAAGACCTTGCCAGACCGTACACAGATCTCAGCCACCACAGGTGTCAAACTACAAGCGGTGCCAGACCTAAACGAAGGTCACTTTGACTGGTTCATGGGTGAGTTTGAACAGTTTACCAAGCGCCAAGAACTGGAACGTGCTATTCTCAAGGCAGCAGATATGCTGGAAAAGGGTGACTTTGAACCTGTGGAAAAATTGATCAAGGATGCAGTGCAAATATCTCTGACTAGAGACATGGGCACAGATTATTTTGCAGACCCAGCGGCTCGTATCAACAAGTATTTCAACTCAGGTGGACAGGTATCAACAGGCTGGCCACAATTGGATAGATTGTTGTATGGTGGATTCAGTCGTGGCGAACTCAACATCTTTGCCGGAGGGTCAGGTTCTGGTAAATCTCTAGTCATGATGAACATTGCACTCAACTGGTTGCAACAAGGACTCAGTGGTGTATACATCACACTGGAGTTGAGTGAAGAACTAACAAGTTTGCGAACAGATGCCATGCTCACAAACATGAGCACCAAGGACATTCGCAAGGACATTGACACCACAGAACTCAAAGTCAAGTTAGTTGCAAAGAAGTCAGGCAACTATCAAGTCAAAGGATTGCCGGCACAAAGCAACATCAACGACATACGTGCGTATTTGAAAGAGTATCAAATACAAACAGGCAAGCGTGTGGACTTTGTGATGATTGACTACTTGGACTTGTTGATGCCTGTGAGTGCAAAAGTCTCACCCAACGACTTGTTTGTAAAAGACAAGTATGTGAGCGAAGAACTACGTAACTTGGCCAAAGAACTTGGATTCTTGATGGTAACAGCAAGTCAGTTGAATCGATCGGCTGTGGAAGAAATTGAATTTGACCACAGCCACATTTCAGGTGGTATATCTAAAATCAACACAGCAGACAATGTGTTTGGTATCTTTACAAGCCGTGCTATGAAAGAACGTGGCAAGTATCAGATACAGTGTATGAAGTCTCGAAGCTCGACCGGCGTTGGTCAAAAAATTGATTTGGAGTATAACATTGAAACAATGCGCATTACTGATGAAGGCGGAGAAGATGGAGACACTTATTCAAAGAAACCATCTGCATCCATCATGGACTCAATCAACGCCCGCAGTCAAGTTAGCCAGTCTGCTGACGGTGCGGATACTCCACCATGGGAAAGTGCGGAACCTACCAAAGTCACAGCAGACGTTCAAAGCGCCAAACTAAAACAATTGTTGGGAAAAATTAAAACATCATGACTGACAACTATTGTCCACGAATACATCATGGGTTAACACTAGGCTCTATTACAAATAATTCAATAAGTTATGCACCATGTTGTTGGATGGAAGAGAACATTACCGAACCTGTTATTAATTTTCACCACAGTAATCTATTAGAGTTGCGTCAACTGAATCGACAGTCCATGTTACCGATGCCTCAATGCCAGGCTTGTGTGTCTCAAGAATCAGCCGGTGCCCAAAGCATGAGACAAGGTTACCTAATAGAGCATGGTAAAAATACATTTGATGCAACATTACAATATCTTGACGTCAATATAGATTACACTTGCAATCTAGCATGTGTTACTTGTGGTCCTTCTGTTAGCACTACCTGGAGAAATGAACTTGGTATAAAACATATTCCAGTCAGGCCAAATATTGATCAATTTTTAAAAACAAAATTAGGCTCCTTGGATTTGACCAATCTCAAAGAAGTCAGACTGTGGGGAGGTGAGCCACTGTTGACCGCCACGCACCAACAAATACTTGAGTACATAGTAGAACATGGACAAGCCTCAGAAATTAAATTGATGTACAATACCAATGGTACAAGATTGATAGATGGGCAAACAAAAAAACTAATTGAAAAATTCAAGTTTGCCAGGGTCAGTTTTAGCATTGATGCTATTGACGAACAATTTGAATATTTGCGCTATCCGGCAAAATGGAAAGAAGTAGAAAACAATTTGATGTGGTGGAAACACAATTTACCACACAATGCCATGTTATCAATGACTGTGACTGCAAGTTTATTAAATGTACTTGATCTCGACAAGATTTTTGCTTGGCAACAACAAAATTTTTCAGAATCTGTGTTTGGCGATGTCATAGAAATTTATGTACACCAAGCATGGGGAGATTACGGATTAGAGTATATGCCTGACCGTATGGTCAAACATTTTCAACAATTACCTAATTATTGTCTGCCCTGGATACAAAAATTAGATTTTTTAGGAAAACTTTCTCACAATGTTGACCAGGTTCGAAAAAATCTATGTGTACTAGATCAACGGCGTAACTTGGATTTTTCAAAAATCTTCCCAGCCACCGCTGATTTTATAGAGTATCAAAAATAATATCAGCCACTTCGGGCATGTAATCTCTAATAGAAATTCTTTTTGCCTGATCCTGTTGAGAAATTTGTTCAGCCAACACTGACATTGAATTTTCTTCTCCGTTCATGTGGCAAAATTCAGCAATAAAATTATTATGATGTTGTAATATTTGTTTGAGTTTGATAGGCATGTTGGCAAGGCTGGCCCAAAGTGGATTTGTCACAATATTGTGATTGTATGGCAATCCATTTTGTTTGAACCAGTCTACGGTTTGATTGTAATACAGTGCGTTAACAGCACTAATAGTATATGACACACTTATGTTATTGGCAATGGTACGGTATTGTTCAATGTTTTTTAACAAAGTTTCCCAACGTCCGGGCCATCTCATGTATTCGAACACTGAACCAATGCCATCAATGCTGATACAAATGTTCAAATTCTCAAATGATTTGAGCTGATCAACCGTTGACCTTTTTAACTCAATGCTTCCATTGGTAACAAAACTGACAACACAATCGGTATTGTTATGAGCCCTTAACTTGTTTAAGATCATAAATGTTTTTGAGTCAAACAACGGCTCACCTCCTAGTATTTCAATGCGTTTGGCATTGGCATAATCAATTTGTTTGGAAAAATCATCGATAGGAGGCTGTGACTCTTGAGCAATATTCATCTGACGGTCAAGTTCTTGCCATTTGGTTGAAAATGAACTATTACAAGTAACACAGGCTTGATTGCATAGATTACTTGTGGTTATTTGATACAACAGAGTGGTTGATTGGTTGTCAATGCAATCTTGTTGTATTTTTTCTAAATCACGATCAAGTTTATAATCAAGAAAAATGTTTTCTTGTTGTCTACGACTGGTTGCACCAGTAGATTCTATGTCCCAACATTTTTTGCAATCTGGGTGTTGCTGTCCTGATAATAATTTATTTTTGATGTCGTCGATGTTGTGTATCACAGGCAACAGGCAACAGGCACCTGAGTAATCTTTTCTAATTTCTTTGCTGTACCAAGGCAGTACGCAAAATGTGTCACTCATAAATCAATTAAGCCGCAGTGGTCACAGCAGTCCAGGTTGATGCACCATCAGTGTTGACATACATTCTGGTAGTGGTTGTGCTGCCGTCTGTGCGCAAATACAATGATCCTTGTGCTGCATTTAATGTAGGTGCACCTGAACCAAAGAATATGCCAAGATTGGTGGTGCTGGACATTTTGTAACCTGCACCTGCTGTGCCTCCC